GTCGCCCAATCCTTTGCTGAACCTTCACTTGCAACGCCGCGCCCAAGCGTGCCTACTGACCACTCTTTAGCACTCATGCTGCCAGAGCTAGCACCAGTGACATCTGCACCCGTTTGAGTCGCCCAATTCTTAGCACTGCCGCCAGTAGATGACTGAGATCCAATAGCAAATTCTTTTGCTGAATAATCAGTGCTAGCAACTTGTCCGCTTGTTTTAGAAGCCCATTCAGAAGCACTCGTGGCATGTCCTGATGCTGTGGAAGCACTTCCAGCGGCAGCAGTAGCTTGCGCTGTTGCTAGATCAACTTGAGCATCTGGATCGTTAGTGCTAACCCCAATGTCGCCGTTTGTGTCGAACTTTAACGCCTTGCTTGCGCGATTTGTTTTACTAATGCTAATGTCGCTTGCTGCGGCGGCGGTGGTGTTAAAATCATTTGTTGATGTGAAAGATAAATTCAGGTCTGTGAGGTTATTATTCACTTGCTGGATTAACATCACAGCTTTGTCAAAGTTTTGCTCTAGGGTTTCAGCATCGAGGGCAGATCCTTCAGTGTAGTCTGTAAGCTGACTAAAAGGTGTTTCTCTGTAAATCGTTACATAGTGCGCTGTATTAGTGGGAACGTAGCTAGTAAGAAAGCGAATAGTTACGCTAGTAGCTGAAGCACCCGATTGAACGCTATAATGAGTGCCTTCAACATAACTTGTGTCGTTGCCAGTGCTGGTATCAGTATGGACGACTTTAATCTCGGAAGTGTCTAGATACTTAAAGCTAGCAGTAAAATCGGTGCTAGTACCATAGCTGCCGTTGCCTGTGTACTGTTTTCTAGTTTCGGTTGTTGCTGATACTGTCATCGCATTACATCCTGAATCGGTTGAAAAGCAGGCCAAGTGGCTCTGCGAATCGGGCTGGTTGTAGGTCGCATGTTGATTGGCTCCCTTATAAACTCCTGGCCTTGATCGCGCCGAATCCTGTTTTCCATGCGCCGCAAGTAGCCTGGATTAAACGCCTCCTGAATATTATACAGAAAAGAATAGTTAAGCGCAGTCCTAGCCCAAAAAAGATTTGCATAAGGTGTGTTTCGCAATAGCGTATTAAAGCCTTGGCTAGCAGCATCATCACCCTTCATCAGTTTTGATCCAAAAGAAAAAAGGTCGTCAGCAATGGATACTGTTTTACCGCCTGCAACGGATGCGAAGCTTTGTCCGTATTTACCAAAATCGTTTAGGATAAAGTCTGCGAAGATTCCGCCAGTGCCAGAATATACTAGCGCTGCTGCTGCGGTTTTTAGAAATGCGGGATCGCTAGGATCAACAGGGCGCGGTTTTTTGCCTTGTATGATATCTTTAATGCTAAGTGCAGTGTATCCTAGCATCGTCATGGCGACCATGTTTGCCATCGTGAAACCTTTACCCATCTGCTGATAACGCGGAAACATCTTCATTACATAAGTCAGCCCGAAGCTGCGGAACTGGAAAAACAAATCAAGTGCTTCCCTTATTCCTGAACCACGCTTATATCCCATCTGCATAAAAGCTCGCTGGTTCGCTCCTGGTTCTGGAACTGCAACTCTTGCTTCTTCTGCAAAATAAACCCGCATGCGAAGTGCTAGGTCTTTTAATTCATCTTTTTCAGTCTGTGATGCGGCTTGAGATGCTAGGTCGTCAATTAGATCAGGCGTAGCATATTTTCTGACTTCACCTCTCGTATTAAATTCCTTAACTCCTGCTTGCTGAATCTTCGCCCAATCATCTCCTAAGATTCCGTACTGTTTCAGCGAGCGCCTGAGATCATCATCGAGATTGTCATAACTCTTGCGAAGGTTTTTCCCGATGTGCTTTGAAAGCATTAAAGTGAAACCATTGCGGTGTGCTGTCGTCCACTGCTGTAAGAAATTAAGTCTAAAGAAAGTGTCCTGCATATTGCTTAATCGGCCCGCTACATAATCATCGGAGCTAAAGCGCGCCTGGAATCCTCCTATAATCTCATCGAAGCCTTCGCCTAAGTAGGAAAGCACCTCATTTAGCTCTTCCTGGCTATATCGGCGCATCACATTCCCGAAATGATTGTGAATGGATTCAAATATATTCATGCCGTTGTAGGCAGCAGTTTGGATCACGCTTGCAAGATCCGAGATGCTAGCGATGGTTGCACCGCCAAGCGAAGTCATGTTGTTCCAAGTCCTTATGTTGTGCGAAATCTTTGCGACTGAAGGCGCATAAGCATACGAACTGTCAATGTGATAAGACTCTCCAGTTACTTGCATGTAGCGAGTTCGTATTCCTGCTTCATCAAACTTTGCGTTAGCATGTGAATGCACTTTTTTCGCGCGCTGAATCAGCTTTTCCATCATCAAATCAGGATTAGTACCAAGGCGCTCGATCAAAACAACTTCATCCGAAAGGTTTTTTAGACCATTAATAAGTGCTGTTTTTAGATCGCCGTGTCCGTATTGCTTTTGATATGCGATCCAGCGATCAGAAGTTTTAAAATGAAGCTTTCTATGTTGAGCCATTCGGGTTGCTAGAGCCTGTGTGGACTTCATTATTGGCGAGTCATCTTTAACACGGCGCTTCCCATCAAGGATGTTGTCATAGACTGCATTCATAAATGCGATCTTCTTTTCATTTGAAACGCCTGCGCCAAAAGTTCGCTCATGATTCACATAATCATCTAGCATCTCTTGCACCCATACATTTTTGTCAACCTTGCGCACCTCAACAGGATTGTGGTACTGGCTCGTAACATGGTCTTCCAGCCATCCGATAGCAGCGCCTTCACCATTTGCTTCATCAACCAGGGAGCGTTTGGCTTGAACGTATCCGCGTGCAAACTCAAATGCAGTCTCATTGCCTGATTTCATAGTCGGATTTTTCAAACTAAAACCCTCACCATTCGGGCCGAAAAGCTCTAGGATGATGTCATTTATATTCTGTTCATCATTAAGCCATGTATAAAACTGTTTGCTCCGCATTCCACGCGCTTTCATCACATGCCTGAACACACCATTATAGTTCTGTTTAAACTTCGCTAGTTGCCTGCCTGCGATGCTATCAAGTCCTCCAAATCTTTCGTGCGTGCTTCCTGCTACAAATGCTTTCAGGTTCGCATCCAGCCATCCTTCATCACGGATGTTCATTTTCTTAAAGAGCTTCTGGAGATTACTTTTTGGCGTGAGCTTCCCCATCGTATCGGTAAGAAAATTAATAGAGCGCTCCTTCAGAACATTCTTCTTGGCTGCTAGCTTTTTCTGCTTTGCAAAGAACTTCTGTTCAGCAGTCATAACCTTTGTAAGCTGTTTGATCGTCACACGCACATCACCATCGCGGAACGACTTAGCACGCTGGCTAATTTCTGCTACCAATTCATCTGCATCTGCTTGATCCAGATTGTATTTTTTGGCGATTAAACTACCGCAATTATTTACTGCCATTATGCTGCTGAGTTAAGAACGCAATTTGCTGTGTCTTCGATGATCTTGGATGCTTCGTCATGCATTGCAGACTCTTCATCTGCTGCGCGCATCGTTTCAGTTTCTTCTGCTGTCGCTTCGCGCTGGCTAAACTGTTCATTTAGTTGCTGGTCTGCTGCCTGAATCTGTTCGTCAATCCGCGCATCATCTTGTTTAGGGCGATTGAGATCGACTTCTGGTTCTGGCTGCGCGCGCGTGTATTTAGGTTTTTGTTTTGGGTTAAATGTGTCTTCATAACCTCCTGCTTCCAGGTTCTCGCGTGTACCGATATACATAGTTGCGCCACTATCAGGATCGGTGTACTCATAAAGTTTCATCTTCTTCTTATATTTCCAATCTGTCACTGCGGCTTCTTCTTTAAGCATCTGCACTTGCCCTCTGTGCGCGCTTCCTGAGTTACCTAGCACGTTGCCGTCCTGATCGAGTAAGTAATAGTCTGCTTCTGGCGGTGCTTCAAAAGCATCTTTTGCTGCATCGAGGTCTGCTTCTTCACCTAGCACGCGTGCAACATCAGGATCTTCACCATTGTCGAATGCTGACACTGATTGACGAGTTGCAGCAGCAGACTCAGACGGATTCATTTCATCCATGATCGATTCACGGATCGGCGGTTCTCTTTCAGCCCGCGTGGTTACGCTAGCATCTGGATCTAAAACATCTCCGTCAATTTCTAAGCGCCTGCGTGAAAGCACTCGCTTGCCACCTTCGATTGCACCTGTAAAGAACATGCCTGCGCCTATTCCTGCTAGCACATCGAGAGCGCCTGACTTGAAATCCCATTCTTCTTGATAGCGCCCGCGCTCATAAGCTATTCCTGGCTGAAGCGTTGCTGCCCCAAGACCTCCTTCAAATCCTCCCATTGCAATCCTTCCGAGCGCTTTTTCAGTATGTTTGTTTGCTACACGATGCATTGCTTTTGCAGCCTTGCCTAGCTTGAGCAAGTACCGGCCTTTAAGAACTGCACCATAAGGGATGAGATTGATAGGATCAGGGACTGCGCCCATGATCGTACCGCCGATATATCCGAACCAGCCAAGCACGCCGGAGCGCTCCATAAGAAACTGCGTGTTCTGATTATTGTCGTAGCGATCTGCTAGCAGTTTCGCGCTCTGGTCTGTCATGCCATCCTGGTACTCAAGGCCAGGGCGGTAGTCTTTGCTTGCGCGCCATTCTTCTTCGATCATTGGCGTACCAACGCGTTCTGCTATGTCCATCTCTCCGATACTATGGTATAAGCCGATACTGGAGGTTCCAAAACTGTCATCGAAAGCAACTCCTGACATCTCAAAAAAGCCTGGAGAATAATTATCCAGATATGCTTGCTGAGCGTGCATGTCCGGCTGGAAGTGGCGGCGTGGTAATCTCATTGATAAAGCTCGATCTCGGCTTTTATTGATTTCAGTAATTCTTTATCGATTGGAACATAGTGCTTCAGGCTCTTCATGCGTGCTTCTTCTTTTGCTAGCAATGCTTCCAGACCGACAAGATTAATATCCTTGTCTGTGAACGTGATGATCTTCCCTGACTTGTCTACTGCGGGGGTGGCTTTGCCTTCGGACATCATAAACAACTGCACGCCTTCGCCTGCATTAATAAAGAAAGTATGACCAGAATCATAAGCACGCTGGCTAGCATCAAAAAAATCCACTTTATCAGTAAGGCTTTTTAAACCTTTTTGAATTATTTTAGGGTTCGCATGAAGCAGTGTATTTGTTTTTTCTTTTTCCTGTAAGAAGCTTGCTGCACCATAGTCAGTCGGGACTATAGTGTATTTGGAGTGGATCAGATCGTCCTTTGCCTGTTGAATTGCTTCCAATTCAGTCATTTCTTTTTTCGGATCTGAGCTATGTAGTTGAAGAGCATACTTCCGAACAGCCAACTCCATTTTATTTGCCGTAGTTGAATCAATTGCAAATGAGGAAGTAAACGCTCCTATTTCTGGATCTTCGGAAACCATTCTATTAAATTCCTTGCCTTGGCCTTCTTCAAATCTCTTATAAAGTGCAGCATTAGACGCGGTAAGCGCACTATGAAGATTCTCAGTAATTGTTCTTGACCCCATGAAGTCCAGGTAAAGCTGGTTCTCTGATTTGATGTCTGTCTTTTTGTCCAGTTCTGCTATGACATCATCAAAGTCCGGCCCTGATTGCTGCTCTATCATTGCCATTAAGTTGGCGCGCATAACTCCGCTATCTTGAGTGTTTAAAAAAGAGTTATTAATGTTGTCGATCTCGTTCTTGCTGAAGAACTCTGGAGTTTTATGAGGATTGATTCGGATCTGTTCACCTATGACATATTTAATGCGTTTTGAACTAAATGTTTGTTGCGACCACAGTTCAGGGAATGTGCTTGCTAATGCCACTTCTTCTTGTGTATTCGGCATAGGGATATTTTGACCTTCCGCAGTATCTAGAAACCTTCTGCTAGCAGGCGCAGAGGAATCTAATTCTCGTTCTTGCGCTATCCTTGAGATTTGTCTTCCTAATTCATTGTGGCTAATTCTTAACTCTTGCAAATCTGCATCATTAACATCAAAGCCTTCAGGTTTGTTTTTATCAACCCATACAGTCGGGTCTAACTCCGCTGCGAGCTTATTCAGCGAAGCATTGCTTTTATGAATTAATGGCAATTCTGGCTCATAAGACTCATCAAGTTTGCTTGTGGTTCCCTTAATTAACCCATGAAGTGTCTCGTTGTATTTTTGTTGATACTTGTGCTTCTTGTAAATGCGCTCGTTTATTTTTGGGTCATCGTCAAATAACCCTGCATTAAAGAGTTTCTCCAGGGTGTCAGGATCTCTGGAGGGCGCGCCGTGAAGCGTGCGGTCATGATGGTTTCTGATTCGTTGTTGGATGCCTGCCCTGTCATTCTCTTTATACTGCTTTAATGCTGTTCTAAATTGCCCTAGCAGCACTCTTCTTGGCCCGCCTATAATAGCGGGTGCGCCTTCTTCTTCTGAACCGCGTGTGAGGATCTGGATTCCTTTTCTCAGGCTTGCTTCATCACCCATCAGAAGCCTATTCATATCATTGTGGTCGATCTGAATGGCTGCTTTTTGGATTAAGTCTGCAACTTCACCTTGAGAATATACTGATCCCATTTTTGAAGCATAGATGCTAGCAACTGCCATGATCCTTTGATCACCTTCACTTTCTCCACGAACAACATCATCTTCATCTTTGAAAGTCCTATAGCTTGGCGATAGCGACTCAAGTTCACCAAGATCATCTGTTAAATCTATAATTTCCTGCACGCGCGCAGCATCCATATCTTTGATGTTGCCCTCGTTTCTAACAGTCATCTTCATTTTGAAACCTGAGATCATTGCAGGAACCTTTGATCTGAACTCTGGAGCGGTTTCAAAGTCAAATGCTACGGCGGGTAAAGGGCCATTTTTAGCTTCCTCTAAATAATGCTCTTTCTTCTTTTCTACAAAGGACTCAAAGCTGGAAGAAGCTTCAAGAGGATTGCTTATGGTTCCGTCTTTGACTTGTTCTTCAAGGCTGTCTCTTTGCTCTGTAATCTCTTTCATGAAGCGCCCCATGAAACCACCCGCTTCAAGATTTATTGAGTCTGCGGTAATTGCATGAGATAATTGTTCTTTTTGAGAAACCTGAATCTTTTTAAGTTCATCAAATGCTCTGCCCTTTAGTGCAACTCTTTGATGCTCACGATCACCTGGAATGCCGAACTCATCTGTTAAGACTTCATCTAAAATTCTTAATTGTTCTTGCTGAATAAATTCAAGGTCATATTTTTTGTCCCCCCTGTTGCGCTGCATTTCGCTATTAAAGTCAATTAAGCGCTCTCTATATAAAACTGCTGTGTTATTTATATCATCTCTTTCTTTTTTCTCCCTCATGCGCTTTAGCTCTTGCTTTGTCGCTTCGCTTTGCTGCGCGGTGCGCGTGCCTTCAGCACTAGAAAGTCGTGTTTCCAGGCTTGACCTTAATCCATCTGCATGAAGTTGTAGATCCCTGTTAAACTGATTGTCTTCGTCAGATAGTTCAGTGGCATTAGGAGTTGGTTCAATCTGGTTTTTTTGCCGTGCTGATTCTGCTACTGCCTTGATTTGCGATTCTGCTTCTTCAAGCGTTATTTCTTTAGCATTGTATCTTTGGATAATGCTCTTGGTTCCGTTTTGGAAATCAACTTCTGCTTGACCAAGGCGTGTGCGCTTATCTTTTAATTTTAATTGTTCTTGATTGCGCTCAACTTCATCTTTTTCTTGAAGCAACCGATTGATAGATTCAGCTTTGGTTGCGTAATCCTGGTCTTTAAAAATAGAATTTAAGTCTGTAGTGATTTCTTCTTCGTGGAGATCGTCTAGCACCCCACGAAATTTAGGATCTTTCATCACATTACCTACGATTGATCCAATCTCCTGCAAAAGCGTTCTGTTCGCTTCATCTGCTTTTTCTGGAGTTGCAGAACTTAATTTCTGTGCTAATCGGTTTTCATTTGCAAATTCCGCTAATGCTAGCCTTGCTTGTCTTTTTGCTAAAACAACTTTTCTGCTTTTCTTTTTACCTCTTTCTTCAAGTGTTTGATGAACGCTCCAGGTTTGCAATCCTCCGTTGCTGTTTATAAAAAGCCCTTGCAGATCGTTTGCAAGCCTTTGGTGATACTCTTTAGGCAGTATGTTATTGTAATTATTGATTATATTTGCCTGAATTGAATCAAGCTCTTCGCTTATTTCAGATCGTGAAGTCTCTGGCGTATATTCTTCTTTATAAAGCAGTCCTGAATCAGAAGCTTTTTGCGCAAATTCTAGTTTTGCTTCTCTTAATGTTTCCTCGTAAGTTCTTTTTTGTTGTTCTTCTGCTTTTGAAAGCTTTTGAAGTATTGTCTCAACTGTATTGCTGTGACCAGCGTTATCCAAACTAACCTTTGCTCCGCGTAGAAAAGACTTTTTACGCGATGGATTGTCTGCTAAATATGCCGTGACTAATTCGCTACTAAGCAGAGAATTTCTTTTTTCTTCAATCCTTGTTCTTATTTTAGTTTTAAAATCTTCAGTCGTTATTTTTTTATTACTTATATCTTTGTATAATTCCACGCGCTCATCTTGAGCAAAGCGTTTTATTTGCCCTGCTAACGCATCAATAATGTCTGCTTCTTCCTGCCTGCGCTCGCGCTCCTGCCTTCCCAGATCATCAATATAAGCATCAAACGCCATATCTGCACCTTTGCCTACCACTTGACCTAATTTGTTGATTGCTTGCTCTGGGCCGATCTCATACTGAAGCCATTGCATAACATTTGGGGCAGCAGCACCTTGCGCTTTCTTAGCTGGCGTGATCGTTGGCGCTTTCGCCTGCGCTTGGGCTGGTCTGAATCGAAGTCTAGGCATTATCAGTACATCCAGTTAAACATTGACATTCCCTTAGCCCCTACGCCTGAAGCTTTACCTCCTGCGCCTGTTTGTGTCCTTGAAGAATAATCCATCCACATCATCTGCGAGCCTGTGTTTAAAGCGCTTGTTAAGAGCGTAAGATTACGCGCGCTCCCCATGTTGTCTGCGGATCGGTTCGCCATGCCCCCCAAGTCATAATAATATTCGCGCTCCATTTCGCCTTGTTTGACGATCATTTCTGCACTTCTGCTAGCATTGTTTCGGATGGTTGCTGTCTTGATAGAAAGACTTTGATTCATCTGATCCACTGCAAACTTATTAACGAGCGCCTGCGCCATTGCTACACGCCTTGGTGATCCATAATTGACAACTGCACCACTGCTTCCAGTGGATGAAATAATATCTCTAACTGCGCGCTCGCCTTTATCTCTCTGGGTTGCTATTTGATAGCCACCTTCCCATTCCATGTATTGAGCGTTTTGTTCTGCTGCCTTGAGAACTTCTTCGGCCTGCATGTTTGCAAACTGAAGCTTTCTGTCTCCATACTTTCGATTAAGATCAGCCTGTCTGCGCATAAGCTTTTCAGACTTCATGCTAGACTGATAACCTCCGTAGCCTTCAAGAATCCCTTTGGCTAGCAACGCATAGCCGATGTATTCAATCATTTTTACTCATTAGTTTCATAGTCGATGGCTACATGCAGGATCGAACTTGGAAAAGGTTTGTCCTGCCTTAAATAAATCTCACCAAGAGAATCATAAACTCCTGGCATCGTTAATTCTCTGTCGCCAGTAAACAGCGGAAGTGCAGTTGAAAGTGCATCGCTGGTCAGTCGAAAAGTTTCTGTCGTTAATTCATCACTGGAAACACCATACTTCAGCCCCATTGTGTCAAGTAGTTTCACATGAATCCTGTGTATGCGTTTTTTATTTCCAATGCTTGTTTGAGTGCTGGGGTCGCCAATAGCTAGCGCAAGCGTTTGAATATCACTGTTATAGGAAAAGCCAACGCGGGCTTTTGTGACAGCAAGAGCTAAAGATAGCTGGCCTGCGCTTACAGTTTTATCGGGCTGGTTTGCATCATCTCCAAGAACAGAAAGAGTCTCGCCTTCGATGTAGTGCAATCCTGTTAGCGTGCTAGCGCTTGAACCTGAATAATATGCCCCGCAGTCTACAAAATGTGCTTCGCTTGCTGCCATGCTGTTATCATAAAATTCTTCCAGATACTCGACAAACCGCTGTTCTACATCTTTCTTGTAAATCGTGTGCGTTCCGCTCCCTTGATCTATATCTATTGCAGTTCCTCCCGATGTAGCTGCAACCTTAAAAGTGTTTGTTGTCTTGTCACGGATATAATAAGTCGTTCCTGCCGTGATGTTTGCAGGCATTGTGTCTGCGGTGGTGAACTTGATCTGATCAGTGTCGCTCAAGCCGTGTCCAGTAATTGTTATTACGTTGGTGCTAGCATTGATATCTGTGTGCGGGAACTGTGTCAGGTATTCATCCACATGGCGCTTGACAACCATCCAAAGCTGATCGTGTCCTGAAGATCCTGTTCCGCGCGGGATTGCTGCTATGCTATCGACTTTTGCATGGCTCCCATACGTTGCATCTGTGTGTGATCCTCCGATTATGTGAAGCCCCCAGGAGTTCATATTGAGATCGACATTATAGGTGCATGTTGCCACCTTTCCGTCTGTCCTGAGTACCCAAAGCAACGATCCTGGCTGATCTTGAAAAACAAGTGCTTTTACACCAGTTTGCGTAATGTCTTCCGCACGCAAGCTGATATCTTTTGCACTGTATTGTTCCTGTTCTCGATCAAATATAAGCTCACGCACCTTTCTGCCGTTCTTCTGGACATAAAGCACGTTATTGCCGACTTGGGCGGGCAACGCGCTATCATGCGCACTCCAGTTGGAAATCTTCTCAATAGTGAAATTAAAAGGCGTGATCGTTACATCATCACGATTACCAAACATCTGATAAATACCACCTGATGTTCCCAAAGATAAACGCCTGCCTTCATTGATCCATTCGATCTTGTCAACTGTATCGGATGAAATCATGAGCGAAAACGCATTATCGCTGTATATTTGCTCACCCATGATGCTAGCGCCTGCCGTGTCATAATTTCCTGTGTTGACACCAAGCGCTTCACTGGCTGAAAAGTTGTCGAAATCGCCTGTTTTACTGAAGTGAACTGTTTGAGGTTCTTCTGTGGTTCCTGCTAGCACCATGCGCTGCTGGTAGATTTGGCATGAGCGCGGGTATCCTGTTGTGTCGGAAAACGAACCTAGCTGCCACTCGGTTGTGGCATCTTCAAATGCTAAATGTTCTGAAGCAACAGCAGTGATGCTGGTAGTACCAGCACGCGCTGTAACCTCTACATATCCCCATCTTATCTGCGGAGCAACTTCAGTGTTTAGGCGTATGATCCTTCCGACATCAGTTGTCTGAAATCCTGTGTTGTCATTAATGCCTGTTACCGCACTAGCTGTAATGGTTATTTTTGAATACTTTGGAATAAACTTTTTATAGAATTTTAATTCTTTGGTTACTGTTCCACTTAATACTTTTTCTGTCCCACCAACACTATCTGAAAGTTTAAAAGTGTTTATTGTAGCAGCTATCACATAATAAACAGTCCCCGCAGAAACCCCATTTAATCCATCACCTACTTTGTAAAAAACCCTTTGACCATTTACTAAGGGATGGTTGACCATTGTAAATAAGTTTGTACCGCTTGTATCTACTGCATCTTTGGAGATTTCACCTATTAGCTGGAAACCATAATCCTTGTAATAGAGTTTGCGCGTTCCTGAGCCTGCATCTGCTAAGGCTTGCGCGCCTCCACCTTCACTTGCTGAAACCTGAAACTCATCAAGGGTTGCGCTTATTATGTAGTAATCAGTAGCAACACTAAGCCCGCTAGGTAGATCGTTGCTGCTACCATCATCAAACCGAACAACATTATTATCGACAAGTCCATGATTCGGGATTTTGAATTTGTTGTTGCCAGCATCTATATTTGTGTCTGCAAGCTCTGCGATTAAGGGTCGATCTGTTTCTGCTGAAATGCTTTGAGCTATTGTTAGCGTAGTATCTTCAGTATTCATTGGAAGATAAGGCCCATCTTTTAAAGTAAGATCAGCAAGTGTCCAACTGGTGTCGCTCACACGCTTTAACTCTGCAAACTCATGGCTCGGATGTGCTATGAAGAGAACATCAGCAGATTGTGTAAAATAGAGATCATCAATCTGGCTGACTGTGTAACTTGTAGCCTTTTCAAGAGGTTTTTTGACTGTGTGCGTGCCTGAACCAGAAGCCGTACTGAGATCAAACGCCGCGCCTATCGTATTATCTGCTAGCGAAAGCGTGACATCGTTGGTGCTTTTGGTTTTTATGAAATAGCGCTGATTGGTGAGCAATCCGTTTGGTAGTGATCCACTGGTCGAGAAGTAAATGTCATCGCCTACGCTGAGCGTGCTAGCATCTGCTAGCGTGATTACGTTAGTGCTATTGTTAACACTGGAAATCGTTGTTGCATCCGTTGAAACAATTGCATCTTCTCGATAAAACCTGATATAGCTTGCGCCGAACTCCAGAATATAGCTTTGCCCGCTTCCAAAGTTGAATGGAACCAGACGAACCGCACCATTATCTTTTGCGCGTGATGTATAGAAAGTCCCAGGTCGGCGTGAAACCGATCCTTGAGGAAGAGGAATATAATTTTGACAGAGCTTTACGCTGGAACGATACGAAGGGAGATCGACATAACCCTGCATGCGCGGGCTGATCTGCCCATCTGCAAAACTGGTTTGAACGCTTTGAACGCGCGCCATTTAGAGCCTCGCTTCAATAAAAACATCACTCCAGAGTGTGTCAACGTAAGCGCGCTCTGCTGAGTCTACTGAGCGTGCTTCTGCTAGCGCAGATTGATACTTTCCAAAAAGATTATCGCGCAACTCAGGGCGGCCAGTAAGCGACTCAGCAATTTCGGATGCGAGCCGCAAACCTAGCGCCTGAATAATGAGCGAATCAAATTCATTCGGGTCTGTTATCTGCTTGATATATTTGAGCTTTAGACTTGATGCATCGGTGACGATTGAACCATTCTCAATTCGATAAGGTTCGTCCCAATCTTCAACATCTAGCACCCTCAAGCAATCGCTGGGCAGCGGATACGCATAATCAAAGCCCCATGTCGGCGTAGTATCCGATTGAGCTAGCTGCGTGCGCGTGACAGCACAAGACCAGGGATGTGAGCGAAGAACCGCATCCCGCACATCGTTGTAACGGAGATTGCAGAGCCTCGCCCGCTCATTGGCATCCGATAAAGAGGATATCTTCTGATCGCCTAGATTACTCAGGGCGATGTTGCAAATATCAACGACAGATGCCATTTAGTTGCTCAATCAACTGTGTAATAAATCATACACTTGATTGTCTTGGTATCCGCTAATGCAGCAGTTCCAAGAGTGACTTTCACATCCGACAATGCTGTGGTTTTTGTTCCAGCAGCAGTTGCTCCAAAAATATGAGCTACGCTAATGGTTGCCGTAGCAGCTGCACGCATCGTAGTTGCTCCCACTGTAATAGCATAAGTGGAAGAACCTGTGTTGTTATGCTGGAGTACACCATAAAGCAGTGTCGCATTTGCTGGGACTTTTCCCAGATAAAGGACATCAGTTGTGCCAGTTGCTCCACTTGCCGTAAAGCTGTCATAGCACACACGAACTCGCCCACCCCATTCGGCTACATCAACTGCGGCAGGAACAGTGCCATCAGTGACTCCAGCACCAACAGGGTCTTGCGCGGTGTAATTAACACCAAACTTATTTGCCATAAGACTCCTTAGTGGCTAGGGGTTAAGAAGGATCGCAAGCAATCTCAACAACGCGCTCTTCTTCCAATCTCACCGATCCGATGGTCATCGAAAAATAAACGTATGTAGAGAAACGCTTGTCAGCACGCTCGGTAATCCTCGCGCGAATATCATCCCAAATGCAAAGGCCAAGTCCATCACGATGAAAAGCAATCACTTGGTCATCGCTAGAACTATCTGTAGTGATAAGTTCAGACCTGATGAACTGAAAGCCCATGAAGGTATTGATCTCACCAGCTACCAGCGCACGCACACTATTATAGTCTGCGCTCACAGCATTGACTCCACCCGCTGCTGCTGAGTGAGCAAAACTGGAATCAGCCATAAGCTTTGCTAGCTGCTTAGCATTTGCGACCAGGAACATATTGGGTCGTCCGCCCATATCGTAATCATCTGCTTCGCCCGCCCCTAAGATTCTGCGTGCTTCCAGAAGTTTACCAATGGTTAATCCGACATCTCCGCTTCCACCATCATAAGTATGGAAATCGACAGCAACCTTTTGGCCTGAGCCTAAAGCTTGTGATCCTGTTCCAGTTTTTCCAGTGTAAGCAGTCCCAAGTGCCTGTTCGATGACTTTTGAGTCGATAGCCCTTCCCATCGCATAAGCTGCGTTGACAGCATAAGGAGATGTAGGATCTATCAGCATGCGAACTTTGTCCGCATCGTCTATCATATCGCCCCAATCGTAACTCACTGGCGTTACTCGCCTGCGGTCATGCGGGGTATCAATCAGCGGAGAGTCTGCATGTCGGCTGGTTACAACTTGTGCAGTTGTAGAACCAATTCTTTCCATGAAAACTTCTTCGCCACGTTTGCCAGCTTCAAGTCTGACAGCGTTACGCAAACGACTGCCTTGTTGCTGCACAAGCAGCGAAACATTATCGGCATATTGTTTGGTAAACGCAGTTGTTATCTGCGTGGACATAGAATAACTCCAATGTCAAAGGTTCAAATCCCTTGCACAAATTTGGAGTTATCCCGAACAGTGGGGTTCCAGCCTGCTAGCTACCTGGGCGCTCGCGCGTTATCCTCAAGCTTTGCTGACAAGCAAGGTGGATGAAATCGTTTTATTAAATTATATCATCTTAATGCTAGTGCATATATTGATATAAATCGGTCATGCGTTTTACTGCTTCAGAATGCTTTGGATGATATGCATCATTATAAGCCTGCATAAAGTCAGTGTCGGCACGCAATTCAGAAAGCCGTGATTGCGCAGAAACAGGAGTCATCCCGCCAAGGTTCTCGCCCGCACCTGGGAGCAAAGAGTTATCTTCAGACAAGGATTTTCCAATTCTGCTGAAAGTTTTTATCAAACCTGGATGATTTCCAAGACCGCTTTCTTCCAGAAACTTGACAGTCTCAGCATCTCCGTACTGGAGAAACGCGCGCCGTGCTAGCTCCACGTTTTTGCCGTAATCATCTCCAAATTCCTTCTGAAGAGATTGCTGATAGTTGACTTGTTCCTTTTCATAGTTATCGCGCATGCTCTCGGAATGCTGCTTATTCTGGTCGGAAATATAACCTAGAAGATCGCGCGCTTGGTCTTTGTTAAGGCCAATCTTGTGAGATGCTTCGCGGAAGTGGTCTGGCACTTCACCATCGAACTCGTAACCCCCTGGATCTTCAGGTCGCCCAAGTCGATTGTATATTTCGTCCTTGTCTGCTTCGCCGTTGACACGCACCAATTCTTCTCCAGGTGCGCCCAGCTTGCGAACAGCATGAACGTATGATTTTGCTAGCTTTTCGATGCTGTCAAAATTTCTCAGGCTCGGCTCGTTTGCAAGCTCGCCTGGAAGACTGTCAGGATTGAATGCTAGGTTTGATGCAGCACCTTGGGGTTCACCTCCACCACCTAAAATGGTGCTAGGTTCCTGTGGTACTTCAGTATTCGTTGTCGTACTCGTTGCTTCTTCGCTCATAGGATTCTCGCTCCATGCGTTCCAGTTCTGAAGTGCTAATATTAAGATAGCTTAGAAGATCAGCAATTACTGACCGCCTGCCATCGTTGTAATGTGTATAGTATGGATCGCCAGGGACTATACACGGCGAGAAGATGAAGTTACGCACGCACAAATCTTCCAGCACACGTTTACCATCTTCTGTTTCAAAAACTCTTTCAAAAAGAGCTTTACGCTCCTTCTCCTGCCGCTTTAGCATCTGCTAGTGTTGCTTGTGACCGATTACGCTCAGCCATTGAAATAAGGTTATTTGCCTGTGCAACTGCCATCTGTTCCTGAAGCTGTTGCTGGCGTGCCATTTGTTCTGCTTCAGCTTCCATCTCTTCCTGCATCTCCTGATCTGTCTTAAACACACTTGGAGGAACACGAAGGATCTCTGCTGCTAGCGTTGCAACCCGACCAATATCAAGCCTTCGCAGGATATTCGGGTCGATCTGCGCCATTGGTGTCAAGAATTGCATCAGCGTGTTTATGGATGTCAACTCGCCTGTGCGCATCGAGATTCCAACTGGATTGGTGTATTCAATATTGAAGTTTGCTTCAATGAGGGCTTCTGGAGGTTCTGGCATCATGCCGTTTTTAATCATGATGTTCAGCGTGCGCTCCACAAGCGGCCCAAGAAATTCTACTTCCTGCCTTGCTACAATCGGCCCTAGAATCGAAAGCCGATCCCGCTGGCGCTGATTGACTTCGGTTGCACTGAATCTGAGAACATCACCATCGGGTGCAACAGGCCCAGGCAATTCCAGCATGTCTAAATAAAAGGCTTTATTGATCGAATCTTTGACCATTGCCATTTTATTCTCGTTGAGATCAGGTCGCCCGCGCGTTTCCAGTGGAATGATTCTGTCATTTGGTGAAAGTCCTGCACGGAAGAAGTTTAATCCTCCAGGCGTTGTCCGTATCGGAGACAGGAAACCATCATCAGGAACCATCAGTGGTGGATCAGTCATCTTGGCAAGAGCCTTCAGTCCCAATTCCTCCATTTTATTGCACATCTTAACGTCTGCGAGTGCTTCAATTCCTGGCCCGCGCCCATATATTTCTTGACTGTTTCTTTCCCATCTACTGCAAACGTATGGAAAGGACTCATAACCTGAAACATTGACAACATGCTTTTCATCATAAGGGCATATATACACGCTCATGTAAGGCATATTATCTGCGCCTGCTTGTCCGTATGCGCGCTCCTTACGCGGTTTTACAACATGAACACAATCATATTTCGTGTACTGCTTTCCTTCTGTGAACGCTTTGCGCACACTCTCTGCAACTGCTTCCATTCCAAACTCTTCAACAAGCTGCTTTGCAGTCATCTTAACCTTGCGGAAGACTGTATCAACGCGCCCCAGATAGTTCACTTGAAGAAAACATTCTGCTAGATGAAATGTTCTAAACATCGGCCCAACTCCAGGCTGGTCATGAACCAACATCACACCAGATCCGAACGCACCAAGATCACTGTAATATTCGTGTGCGGCAGGATGAAAGTTTGCTTCTGGTTTGTTGAACATCTCGGCAGCGCGCCGTTGTGCTTCTTCAAGCCACAATTGCACTTGCCTGTCCTGCATCAGTTCACGTTCCACGGAAAGTCGAAACCAAGGCATGCTAGCATTGGTGAGCGTGTTGTGAATACCACTTGCAAACCGCGTAAGCGCACGCACGCCTGTTCCTTCAAATATCTTGGAACGGCGCTTCTCACCTGGAGAGTAATTTGAAATAAAATCAGCGCGCCTTGGAATCATATACTCGGCAACTTGCTGCCAGTAACTTTCCCAATTATGACGATCTGATTCTAGCTCCTGAAACTCCTGAACTAGCTCCGTGACAAAATCACGCTCGGTTTGTTCAGTAGCCACCTAAACCTCTTGACTCGCCTGAACCATATCCTGATCCGCCTGTGAGATTTGTTTCTGCACGCCCATATCTTCCTGCTAGCATTCTCCGAATTGCATCTAAACGTGCGCGCTCTTCTTCTGCGGTGTTAGAACTTCCACCTGTTTCACTACCAGTTATTCCTTCATTGCCAGAAGGTGAAGGAGGGACATAATTATCATCATCACTATCTGATGGCCCGCCCTGAGTCATTCGTGTCCATTCTGCACCCCATTGATCCCATGTTTGCTGAGGATATTGAACTGATTGACCTATGGCTTTTCCTGTTTCAGAAAGATTAGTAGCTAACCTGTGAAAACCAGAACCTTCAGTAGCAAAAGCAGGCATCCATATTTTATTAACAGCAATATCACCAGCAACCGACAACATGTTTCTATCATTTGGCAATGAAGGGTTTTTCAACGCCGTAGGCAACTGAGTTGCTGACGGTAAAGTAGTTTTAACGCGATCTCTCCAATTACCACCACCCCAAGCATCTTGGAAACCGCTTTTATCCCATTGGTCTTGCAACCCCAATTGACCGCTAGCCCAATTACCGAAACTTTGAAATATGTTCAACATAATTTCTCCTTATGCGTAGCCTGATCGGCTGGTTAGCATTGAACGCCTGCGCGCACTCCCGCGCGTGCCTGTTTTTCGTTGTTCTATTGACAATCCATACATTTGCTGTGTATTGGTTAGCATCCCTTGAATTTCCTGCTGCGAAGCTCCATAACCCAGCATCCGCTGATTGGCTTCTTCTATATCATCCTTGTAGCCAGAATAAGTCTCAAAAGAAGTTGTATAAGTCTTTCCTTTTTCTTCAAGTTCAGTCCAATCGGTTCCTGTCATCTTTGATAATGGATCAGTAACAGTCTGCTTCCAGTAAGCTTCTGCTTTTAGAAAATTCGCCCAATTGCTGACTCCTGCCATTTGATCGTTTAATGAAACAAGTTCCTGCACATTACCTCTTCCCATTGATTCAATATCTGTCGAAATCCTGGCATAAGTTCCTGCATGCTCATAATCCTTAAAATCTTCTATCAGCTTATCTCCATACGCGTTTTGTATTCCTGTCCAATCAATTTTTCCGTAATCAAAATCAGATGCGCTTGTATCAACTCCTGTTGTATCATAAGTATCCAAGTAGCTCTGGATTCCTGACTTATAAGTGGTATCTGCTGCTTTAAAAGATTTTGCTGCTGCACTCATCTTAGGGTTAAGCCCCTGAATAAGCGCGCGCTCTCTAGCAATGTTTCCTGAAGCAGTCTTATACTTCGACTTCAGATCATAGATTTTGGTTAGTAAGCTCATGATGCCAGTTGTGTTTCAAAAGGTTGCCAATCCTGCGCCCCAATAGCGAACTCAGGCTTCGGTTCAAACGAAAGCGTGCGCGCATATCGAAGCGACATTAACGCGTAGCGTGTTGCACTCATAAGATCATCATGCTTCTTTACAATCTTCCCATCCTGACGATGATACTGGCGGTACTCCTGAAGCCACATGCTAAGATGGTTGAATACTTTTAAACGACCAGACTGCAAGCGCGTTAGCATCTCCATAATTCCAGGTTCTACTGTTATCCCCCCATCAGGGTTTTCAAAGTGCGAACCCAGCATCTCAACCCCCAAACGGCGGTATTGAGCCGCCAGCGGAGTGCCGCTGCCTTTGTCTGCCTGCATTCCGTCATGAGGCCATGCAGTCGGTATCCACTGTCCACGATCCTTGATAGCCTGCGCGTGAACCACTGGAGTAGCGGCTGACTGACTGTGTGCATCCACGATATAAACAACATCGTTATCACGATCATGAGCAAGAAAAGCAACAGCAGAAGGGTGATCCCACCCGAAATCAATCCCATTAATGCGCGCCCAATGCGTTGGAATCGTAAAGCTTGGGACAACGATCTGATCTTCTGGAACAGGAAACACAAGACCACTCCCAAGTATAGGAATCCCTTTTGAACGCATCTCCCGCTCATGCGGAGGAAGCGCTGATAATATCTCTTCTTTGATCGTATCATCCAAATGCTCTGCATCATCCCATGTTGCATGAAAAAGCGACTGACCAGGACGAATCTCATTCATGAACTGGCTGACAACATCTGTAACACCCGATTCTGGTGTAAAAGTCATATAAGTAATTCCACCAGTTTTCAGTGTCGCCCTGAGTGTTTGTGAGTAAATATCCTGTGGTGGTTCCTCATCAAGCCAGCACACATCAACGGCTTTTCCCATCCATGCCTGCTTGCCTTGCTCGTAAGCTTTTAGAAAAAGTTTGCTGTTCTTTCCAGAAATATGCTTCACCACAATTGCTGACAGACCATTCGGAATACCTGGACTTCGATCTGTGCGCACTATCAACTCACGCGGCAGCGCACCCTTACCATAATCTTCAGGATCTCCAGGCTCACCCAATAATTCGGCCTGGACAATATCGCGACTGTTGTATGCAGTGTTCCCAGCAGCCCATGCTAGAATTGCGCGGTCAAACCTTATTCCTTTCCACCAATCTGGATAAAGACCTGTCAAATGGTATGCCATCTCTATTGCACCACAAAAAGTCTTACCAACTTTGTTCGCAGCCATTAGCATCCTCTGGCGCGCTGGTGCGCCTGTCTCATCTAATGCTGCATGAAACTTGCGCTGATAATCATAAGGCGCATACGCAGTCAACTTATTCGTTTCTATGATCTCCGCACGCTCCGCTAAAAGCGTTGCTACCTGATCCCGCACACTATCATCTGTCAGCGCACCCGAAGCTCGATCAAGTATCATTACTCTCCCTGCACGCGCGCTT